GAAGTCTCGCTGTAGTCTACATCTTTACGACCCAGATGGACTAGCTCTGCCTTTTCTGGGAGAAGTGCTGATACCTTCTCTAGAGTGAGAGGCTTGGTCGTTACAGTATCTGCATCTATCCAACACATCCAACCAGCCTGTGCGGTCTTGTCAGCTAGTTCTAGAGCATATTCAGTTAGAGCGTAGACCTTGTGACACCACTTGATAGCATCCATACGCCAATTATAAGCTACCTGACCATCAGCAGTACCATCATATGCCTTCATACGTTCGCGATATGAGAGCATGTCTTCTACTTCATTAAGATTACGATACTCAATGTTACTTGCTTGAGGAAAGGAAGACACAAGTTCTTCTTCGCAGTCGTGATAGTAAGCTACTAGCTTTAGGTCTGGATGCCAATGTTCTTTAACAGATAGAAGCATCTTCTCTGCATATCGACCATAGCCATCAGCACTAAATGAAGTTACAAAATTAACAACCATTAAATTTAGTTTCCTTTCTACCATGATTTTCATGGAAATTATACTTTATATTTGCTGCTGCTCTTGCTGCAATAGCTTCTTCTTTATTTTTAAATACACCGAGGTGTTTATATTTCTTATTGACCATAATTCTAGCTCGGTAGTGCTGATATTTCTTGTCAAAGCTAACGCCAAGAGTACCACTGGTGTTATTCTTAGGTATTTTCTGATTACGTAAGTTCTCTCTTTTACTAACAGCACGAAGATTCTCTAAACGATTATCCAACCCATTACCATTTATATGGTCAATTTGGTCTTCAGGCCAAGACCCATAAGTAAGCAACCAAGCAATACGGTGAGCTTTATAACTTTTTCTATTTAGTTTAATTCTAAGATAACCGCAGTTTTGACCGCCAGCCTCGTTACCAGCTTTACCATTAGTGCCTTTGTTAAGCTTCCAAAATATCTTTCCTGTCTCAGCATCGTATCTTAGATATTTTTTTATATCTGGATCAATATACATAGCTAATCTCCTATCTTTTACTTTAATTACTTATCATATAACGATAAAAATTTGTCCACTCTTTAGCATACTCAGCATCTATATCTCTTTTAGGTTTCCAATCAGGATAGACAGGACCGCCAGTTGTAAAGTGTACATTTTTAGGAGTGATCTCTTCGTCTGAATCTCCATCAAGCCAATTCCACTCTAAGGGAATATTACCTATAGGATAAATGTCCATCCATTCAAAAGCATGTAACCAACTTCCCGACTTTGTATTTACGTCAGATATAGTAAGTTCTTTAACCCAAGGATGATCACAGTTCCACAGGACAAAAGAAGACCAATTTTTTCTATGGTAAATAGTTTGGACCTGACCATCCATCTTAGTTGTTTCTGTAGGAGCATGAGTATGTTGTACGCAGCTAATAGCTTTATCTTTGTCTGTTCCGTAGACATCAAAGATTTCTGTGATATCAGAACGTACAAACATATCAGCATCCATAAAGAGTGCTAGACCTGACATCTGATTTAAAAAGGGAACTAAGAACCTAGTGAAACTAAATTCTGTGGAGAAAGGCTTACCATCAAAGACATCTACACGGTTACCATGTAGGTCTATTTCAGGACTACGCCAATATAAGCCAGCCCGTCTTACTTCTTTTTGTACGATAGGAACAATGTTATAGGTATGAGTAGTATTTAACCTAATAGATTTATCAAGAACTTTTACATAGTCATACTCACGAGGATCATAACCAATATAAATTGTTGGTATTTTATTGATAGGCATTTAAAGGAAATACTCTTATTATTATTATTATTTCCTATATTATAAATACTCTTCTTATAGAAGTCAACAACTTTTTTATCTAAATTGTGGTCCTCTAAACCAACAGACTAAAGAGTACCTATTACCTTTAATTACAGGTTTTACTCTGTGATGTAGGAAAGAAGGGAAGACAAGAACTGTCCCTACTCCTTTAGCTTTAAGAATTGTTCTGTGTCTTTTACGAACATGAGGCGCACACCATTTCTCAATCTGAAACTCACCACCTTCATAATCTTTATTTAAATTAACAGCTACAGTGATCTTTCTAAAAGACTCGTCTGTAGGTTTCTCTACTCCCATGTCTACATGCCAATCATAGAACTCTTCAGGTTCATAAGAAGATACTTGAGGTATCTCGTGACTGTCTATGTCAAAAAACCAACCAGCTTCTACATTAGCTCTCTCAGCGTATAAACTAAGTATTTCAATAATTTCTGAATTATTAAACCATTTAATTTTATTAGAACGATATGAAGAATCTTCTACATTTTTACCTTCTTTATAAACATCTGCTTTTGAAAAGTCTGTCTCAGCTATACCAACTATACCTTTACATAATTCTTCTGGAAGTTGATGTTCATAAATTCTATATGGAAGTAAATTAAGCATTCTTCTTTCTTGTTTTCTTCTTCTTTTTGTTAAGTCTATTTTTCTTTACTGACTTATCAGGGTTACGATCAAAGGAACTATTCTGGCTCTTGGTGGTAATTCTAATATTTGATTTCTTATTAGAACCTCCCTTACTAATAGGCTTAATGTGATCAAGTTCTTTACCATCTCCCACACGCACACGACCTTCTCGTATAGCTTTTCTACGCGCTTTGTTTCTTGCAACACGTTTAGCTATATTCTTAGGTTTACTTTTAGTTACCCTATTTTCTCTTTTATAATCTCTTGCCATAATACTCTCCCTATTATTTTATGCACTTTTTTTCCAAACATCTGACCAATTACCTTGTAAAGCACCCTTAGCGTAATCAGTAGCTCTATTCTCAAAGAAGTTAGTATGTGTAGGTGCATTGATCATAGTCTCTACCCAAGGGAGAGGATTAGTTTTTACTTTGTAAATACCTTTTAAACCCATAGAGATAAGACGACGATCTGCGATGTACCTAATGTATTCCTTTACTTCATAATCTCTTAGCCCCTCAACCTTACCCATCTTAAAAGCAAGGTCTACAAACTTATCTTCTAAATCTACCATGTCAGTAGCTGTAGAATATATCTCTCCTTTTGTCTTATCATTCCATATGTCACGGTTCTCTTCAACATATGCACGAAACAACTGGATCATACCTTCAGCGTGTTGTGTTTCATCTACGATAGACCAAGTAACGATCTGCCCCATACCCTTCATTTTACCATGACGGGGAAAGTTTAACAACATAATGAAAGAAGAGAAGAGTGCTAGACCCTCAGTAAAGGCAGAGATAGCTGCGATCTTCAGAGGTACTGAAGCATCGCCAGTATCAGGCATACCTAGAGATTCTATGAGGTGCGAGTAAGCAGCTACGTGGAGTGCTTCACGGGCAGCAAAGCTCGTAAGCATCATGCGTACTTCAGGTTGAGGAAATAGTGGGAGATAATTATTTACGTAACCACCAGCTACATCAATATCTGACTGAGTAAAGAAACGAAAAATATTAGTAAGGAAGTACTTTTCTTCTGTAGATAGATTAGTCTTCCAATCCTTTACATCCTCTAGCATAGGTACTTCAGTATGCAACCAATGGGACTGCTCATGCTTCAACCAAGCATCATACGCCCAAGGATAGTGGAATGGCTTGAAGTAGTTACGTTCGTCTTGAAGTTTAAGTTTTGCAGTCATAGTTTATCCCTCACAAGCTAGGCATTCTTCACCAGAGGCAAGTGCCTCCATATCAATCTCTTGGATGATTTGTCTCTCAATTTTACGAGATACTTTATCAGCCTTACCAATCTTCTCTGAACGGCAATAGTACATGGTCTTTAGTCCTTTCTTCCAAGCCATGAAGTGTACGGCATGTAGGTAGCTGATGTCAACGTCAGGACGAAAGAAGATATTCAGTGATTGTGCCTGATCAATATACTGCTGACGATCTGCTGCATGTTCAATTACCCACCGTTGGTCGATTTCCATTGAGGTTTTGTAAACTTCTTTCTCAATATCCGTAAGACAACGAAGATGCTGTACAGAACCATCATTGGCAATAACAGAAGACCAGATTTTATCGTAGTTGAGTTTAGTATCTTCACTACATTTCTCCTTGATAAGCTTGTCTAAGAACTTATTCTTGTTTAGAAAAGCACCACTAATCGTATCTTGACGGTAGGCGTTAGCTCTCCAAGGTTCGATTGAAGGGGAGGTGTTTCCCATAATGATTGAAGAAGAAGCATTTGGTGCGATTGCCATAATGTGACTACAACGTAGTCCTGTCCCGTGTGCATCAGGTGCTTCGCCTCTTTCTTCTCCCAACTTTCTGTTTGCTGCATCAAGCTCTGTTCTGATGTGCTTGAACATACGCATGTTGAGTGACTTAGCAATGGCTGACTCAAATGACACACCTTTGCTTTGCAGATAGGCATGGAAACCCAACGCTCCAACACCAACTGATCTTTCTCGCATAGCTGAGTACTTAGCACGGCTGATGGTATCAGGAGCATTATCAATAAAAGTCTGTAGAACATTATCTAACATCTCCAATACATCTGAAAGGAACTGCTTGTCCTTAGACCACTGATCAAAATACTCAAGGTTTACAGAAGATAAACAACATACTGCTGTACGATCTGCTGATGTAGGTAAAATAATCTCAGAGCAAAGATTAGACTGATGTACCTTCAGACCTTTCTGCTTTAACCATACTGGTAGTTGTTCATTAGAACGATCAATAAAGTGTAGATATGGTTCTCCTGTCTGCATACGCATCTCAAGGATACGCTGCCATAGTTCTTTAGCTGATACTACATCATATACTTTCTTTGAATGAGGATCACGTAATTCCCAGCTATCATCAGCATTATCATCTGTCATGCACGTTTCTATGAGTGACATAAATTCATCGCTGATGTTAATGCCATGATGCATGTTTAAACAACGAGTATTCTGATCACCAGTAGGCTTACGCATCTCAAGGAAGACTAGAATATCAGGATGGTCTATATCAAGATACGCAGCATAAGAACCTCTGCGCGTCTTTCCCTGTCTGTACGCGAGGGAAGATGCATCATACATCTTGAGGTGAGGCATAACACCAGTAGACTTATCATCTGATGACCGTATGCCAAAGCCTATACCAACTCCACCACCAAGCATAGATAGCCAATTAGTTTCAGAAAGATTATCTACTAATCCTTCTGCGCTATCGTGGATATAATTTAGATAACAAGAGATAGGAAGTCCACGAGAAGACTTACCATAGGATAAGATTGGTGTAGAGTAGGATAGCCAATGCTTAGAGGCATAGTCATAGAGACGTTGTGCATGTTCAGGATTAGAAGAGAATGACTTAGAAACATAAGCTAGTCTCTCCTGTGGAGAAAGCTCATGGTCCATCATGTAGGATTCTTTAAGCCTTGCTATACCTAACTCATCAAACAGACCGTCTCTCTCTGGTAGCATAGTAATGTTTAAGCTAGGTGTTTGCACACTTATTCTCCCTGATTTTGATCGTGAACGTGAAGCATAATGATAGCATAATGTAGTATCTTCAGCAAGTCTTTACGGTTCTTTCCCTCCTTCTTTCCATAGCGTTTCCAATACTTCTGGATGTTACCCATGCAAAAACCTTCACCATAACCTGCGTCTGTTATAGTATCTGTTGCTTGGTATTTAGACTGACTGTAATGTTCATTATAGGTAGATATAATATACTTAGATAACTCATTGAGATACTTATCTTCTTCAAATTTGTAATCTTTCACAGTAGATATTCCTTTACGAGCTTCTCGCATTTTATTAATAAGTTCTTTATCTCTATCTATAGAACCATACATATAAATATTCTCCCAATGTTTACTCATAGTTCAATACCGTGTTAATTCGTTTACGTATATACTTAATCTCTTTAGAACGCAATATTTTAAATGCAAAATTTCTCATATCAACAGGAGATATTCCTGCTAAGTCACAGATGTCTACAAAGTCTTCTGAAGTAACACCAATAGAAGCAAAGAACCACGCTTGAGCAGATCGTCTAGCTAGTTTCTCTTCTTCAGGTTCTCTACTTGTTTCTGGCTTTGTTGCGTCTAGGAGTGCCTGTAGGACTACGCTTAGGAACAGAACTCTTTCTGGATTTTCTTTGTTCTGAGTTTCTAGAAGATGTTCTACGTTTATCAGAAATGTTTCTTCCTGATGATTTTCCTTTTGGTTTTTCATTAGCCCATTCTTCAATTATTTGATGGTCTGAGTTTTTACAGAACAGAAAACCATTTTTAATACACCAATCTGCATAAGACGACTTAGCTCCTTTGTTTAGTTTGCCATTAGGGTTATCGAAGACAAACCGAATATCTATATCTGGATGATGTTTACGAATGAAAAGGTGTTTCTTTCTGTCTTCTAGTTTGAATCTTCCTTTTACTTCTAATAAGATACCATTAGGTAAAAGAAAGTCTGGAAGATATTTTTTATATTCTAACCAAGTATATTCAATGTAATGAGGCTCAAAAGAAAAAGGAACATTAATACTTTCTAAAAGATCACCTGTTTTCTTTTCTGAACCTGATCTATATTTTTTATTCATTAGTTATTTCAGGTACATTAGGAACTTTACCAACTTTGACCAAATGCTTAGGACCATTCGAGTACATGAATGTGCGTATTCCTTTACCCTCGTTAGCATCTTTCCAACAAGTAAACTTATAATCACAATAGTTACAGCCGAAAGCCAGCTTAAAATTACCACCAGCACCGTCAGCAACAGAACTATAACATTTTTCAGGGGGTTCGTCACTCTCTAAAAACTTTCTAATATCGTCTATTCGAGTGACAGGATTTATCATATCCATATCGTCTATGGGACAGTAACATAACTCACCTGTTGTTTTATCTATGACAACAAAACCAGCGTTTGGATTATTGTCTGCTTCTGAATAAGAAGACAACTGAGCAATATAACCAAACGGATCATCTGTGAGTATGCTACCGTCCTTAAACTTCTTGAAGCTAAAGCTAGAAGCTGACTTAAAGTCAACAAGAACACCGTCTACGGTAGCATCCTTATGTCCCTTAACACCATTAACATGTAGCTCTGCTTGTTCTTCTTTTATCTCATGTCCAGCTACTTTAGTGAACAGAATAAGAAGTTCTTCAAGAATATGACCATAAAGAAATTTGATAAGTGTAGGAGCAGGTAGCGGTTCTTTCTTAGCTCCCTTCATTTCATACCAAATCTTTCTATCTTTATGACCGACAAGAGATAGACGTAGGTTAGGTTCTCTTTCTTTACGTACTTCAGAGATAGCGGAGGCAACAGAAGCGACTACTGCTTCTGCAAAAGCGTCGAGGTGCTTTTTTTCTATTGTTATTTCCTCGTCATTAGTAAACAGTGCATAAATATCATCTACTAATGTTTCGATTGTTTTAGTCATCTTCTGTTGCCTCTCTGTTTAGCTACTATGCAGCCTTAGATGAAGGCTCTGATAGCAGCTTGTATCGTGTGTAAGCGCCAGCGGGAGACATAGCGCGTACAGCCACGATAGTATAACCCTTCTTACGTAGCCTAGAGATAGTGGCTGTAAGGTTCTCACACCAGCCACGCTCAAGGGATGTCTTTCTCGTGACACGCATACCACGACGAAGGGCAGATAGTACTAGGGATTCATTAGTCTTCATTACTCTATTTCCTTTCTCAGAGTGCTTCTAGTTCACTGTCAATGCTGAAACCATCTTCGTCTTGGAAGTCATTAGATGGATCACCATATGTTACAAGGTCGATGACCTGCATACCCATAAAGTCTGAGCTAACACCGCTTTTACCAGCATAATCCCAATCGTAGGGCTGAACTTTAATCTTAGCTACAGTACCGTTACCAATGAGACGGTTATCCCAAGGGTTACGCTTTGCGTCAATGACTCGTGGAGCATCACGATCACTGCCATCTTTCTTCTTTACTTTACGCTTTGCAGAGAAGAAATCGCCACGATCATCTCCTTTGTTCTTAATAGGTAGTCCAATAGACTCTAGCTTTGCTTTAGTCTCAACATCTTCAATACATATATCTACTTGCCATGCTGGTTCGTAGGTGGTGTTAGGTTCTACTACAGATGCCCAATAGACTTTACCTGTAAGCATGATAGGATCGTATTTCGTATTAGCCATTTATAAAAGCTCCATTTTATTGCCCAATGATTAGGGCTGTTTCAATTAACAAAAATGATACTACTTAACTAACTTGACCTTGTCAACTCCTTTTTTTGTGTGAGAGATATATTTTTTACTGCATCATCAAAATCTAATAAGTCTTTCTGATGTGCAGCATACACTCTTCTTCCTACAATCTCAATCCTTTTTTCGTCATGTAATTCGTAGGCAGGTAGAAAACCTTTAATATCATATTCATTAAGATTATTTTCTACAATTAGACCAAAGATATCTATGTCCGGTAAAGGACCAATGTTAGCTAAAAGTTTTCCTGTTTTATATTTAGTAGCTTTAACATCTACACTAAA